ACGGAAAAAACAACACAAATTATGCTACCTCAACCTCGCGAGAAGCATAATTGCGCTGTTTTTTTCATGTGTCATAAGTGGCAGATGCATCATCTGATGCTCAGTCCCGCCACGCCATGTCTGGGGTCACCTCTGACCACACGTCATGGTACTCTGCCGATGCCAAGGTTCCCTGACAGGATAAAAGATCGAGTAGTCCTGTCTGTCTCTCGACAGCTGTCGCAGTCAGCCCGATATTAAAGTATGACAGCTTGTGGTCAAGGTCTTGAGCGTTGAAGGTGGGCTCAGGAACCCAGTTAAGCCGGCTCCAGGTCCTTATCCAGTGACCCACGTTGGCCATCTTGGCGTCCAGTCTTGAGGACTTATTGATGAGCCCCTTCTTGACACTCCACCCCTCTTTCCACAGTTTGTTACCTTTCTTGTCCTTGACTTCCCATGTGTTCCAAAACAATGGGAATGTCGTGGAGATCAACAAATTGGCAAATTGGTTCAACTTGAAGTCCCCGCTCCAAATGGATATCCATATTAGAGATCCAGTGATCATGGAAGCAAGTGACACGCAGTTTTGGTCACTTGGAGGACCTGGCCTGGTCAATGTTGCCCGGGTGATGTTCACCACGGCGTTGGCAGTGACTGCCAAGATGGTCATGACATCTGATCCTTTGAGCCCAGACGGGCTGTGTGTTAATAGATGGCTGACCATGGTCGCGACACCTCCTTCCAGCCCCGCAGCCTGCATCAATACCGTGAGGTCACTCCCAACATCCGGAATCAGGGTCTTCGGAATCCCTTTGAAGTGGTTCAATCTGGAAACACTCAGTGCTCGATCGAACTCCTCTTTGTCTGTCCTCCAACAGGCCATCTTTTTGACAGCAAGATTAAGTACATCCCACTGTATGCTTGCTGGTATCATGACTCCTCCTCTGGATCTCCGCCCAACGAGGTAGACTTCAGAGGTGTGGCTGCTGCTGAATTGGCTCTGGACCAATCTCACATCAGAGAATATCGGAGCCAAGATGGACAAGGGGTTATCCTCAAACGTCCCCAATACCGTCAAATATGTTTTGAAGATCAAAGTCCCATGAGGTGCCATGAGAAGGTAAGCATAGTCACGAGTCAGTTGTGCAATGCGGGAAGCTGTACTGTGATCTCTCACTTCCATGTCCAAGACGATCAGACCTAGACTCAAGTTGTGATCATCTTTTTCCTTCCGAAAGTTATCCCAAGTCGCCTCCTGGGACAGATCAGACGGAGTCTGCCAACAATACTCCAGGTTGACGCATCGTTCTGACATCCCCCCCATGGCAACCACAGCCGACGGAGGAGATGGGGCAGATCCCTTGAGGGTTACCTGGTCATACTCCAGCAGGCTGTTGAAAATACACCTAGATCCCTGGTTCAGCCGAAGACAAGCCGCTGTGATCCCACCGGACCCATCTCCTCCGGAGATGAAATCTTTGTATTTGATCCCCATCTCTTTGATGATGGACCGAATCTTGTAATGGGAACCGGTGGCCAACTGCACTTGGCGCAGACCAGAGATAGTGGGGTTCTGGACCCTGGGGGCAACCTCGCTCAGCTTGCTCGCCTTTGACGGCTTGTCTGAGAACATCACTTTCACTTGTACAATAGTGCCGGTCACTTCCTGCCCCCACTTCAGAGTTTTAGCACCAGACGCCTGTTTCCCAATGAAGAACTTGCAAGCATGTCTGACCTCGCTGTCTACTGTATAACACTTGCTGGACAGAGAGCTCAGATCTGGTGTCGGGCAATCCTCGTCTCTGAGTGCAGATGACAAGTTGGCAATCAGTCTCAGTTTCTCGGTATCTGCCGGAGTGATGTTAGACTTGAAGAGATGTTTCATGGCCATGGAGCTGAGGATCAATGGTCCCATGATTCTCTCAGATCTCATGTCTGCAAAGATCACAATCCGGGTGTCAAGGGAGGTGTAGTTCTGCCAGCCCCCATCGTAATTGTGTCGGAATTTGGTCTGTAGATAATTCCGGAGCAGGGCTCCAAGATCGAGATCTGTCATAGGGTAGGAAGGAGGGACTTTGTGTGGGACAGTGGTTAGCTCAGACGACAGCGGCCCCTTTCTGGTCAAATTTCTCATCCCTGCAGACGATGACAACTCCCCGATCAAATACCCCACAGTTCCCAAGATAGCCACGTAGGGTCGGCTCAATTTCCTGACTGATCTCCGGTTGATCAAATCCAAGGATGCAGCTCTCACCAGACCTTCTAAGATGCCCTCAAAAAATGCCTCTGGTATCAGCTTCCTCTGAATGGAGAGAGGAAAGAGAGAGGAGTCGTCTTTTTGAGAGCTACTGATACAAGTCAGGTCTCCATACATGAACCCGATGGATCTCCCAACATGGAAACTCTGCAGTCTCTTAGACATTTTGGTCCAGTCTGCGGGTTGCAAGACAATGGGTTCACTGGCTGTGCTCCATCCTCCTTGACCCCCCCTCCATTGGCTGAGTTGGGTGTGAACAGGTTGGAAGTTGTACACCCATTCAGACTCGAGATAAGGCTCATCTATCTTCCTGAGACATCCGGTGCAGCTGATGTGTTGATGATACACTGCATTTTCCTTCACTCCATCGTGAATTTCACCAACAGTGATTTGCGAGTGGATCAGCAAGGACTGAAACATGAAATCATAATTGTCATCTGTGGGAGCCATAAATGTGTCGGTGGTAGAGACCATCCGTGTGAGTTTGGCTGGGCTTTGGCCTGAATAACCCCCCGCGCTCACTCTGGAGCAGGAGAATCGATGAAGCGCAGAACCCGTTCTTTTGAATCCTGCTATGGCATTCGACCAGTTTTCCCCTGTAAGCGACTCCAAGTTTCCCATGATCGAAGCCGCCAAGTTAGAATCAGGTTGAACAAACCAGGAGATGGGGGTTCTCAATTTTGCAGCCCTTTTGATCAATGGGATCTTTGTCTCTCGCTCCCACGGCTGCAGCAAACTGGTGGTTTCGGATGTCTTTGATCCCAGATATGCCATTAGAGGGCCCCTGCTGTCTAAATACCCTGCAAGCCCCCTGGGGACAGACACGGTGATGTACCCCCGTCTGTCATTTGGCCCCAAGCATCCTTCGCATGTGGCAGAGGACAAACTGGGAGTTCCCAACAGCTCTGCAGGATGTGGGACAGTTGTTCCGACAACCTGTGACCCCCATGATTCTGATCGAAGTCTGTCTGCCTGGCTGGCAGAGCATTGCCAGATGTCATTGCCCAGCCTTTGCCTCTCGATTGTGCACAACCGCACCATGGACGTTATCTCCCCTTTTAAGATTTTGTGATCGATCTCCCTTTTGTACTTCGAGGTGAACAAGTTTCGGATTGTTCGGGAGTTCTGGAACAATGCAATAAGAGAGTCTGTAATGCCGAGATAGGTGGCATTCTTGAATTCGCTCAAGAACCTGGGGAAAAGGGGACGAATGGAGCTCAGAAAGAGCATCATCTGCTCTTCTTCGTCGCGAGAGTAATCAATAGCATCTCGGGCCATGTGGTTCTCCAGTTTATGACTGATCCTGTATAAGTTCTTCTTCACCTCTTCTTTCATGATGGTCAGTGCACTAATTCCTTTGGGAATATTCAAGCTGGTTGGATCCTCTATCAGTTTGGACAAATCAGCACTAGATCCAGGGCTCAATCGGGGGTTCCCAGCCCCGACGGACAACTTTCTGATCCAAGGTACCTCGGTGTTGTCGTGGACAATCTTCCAAAATGTTAGACTTTCAGTCACCGGGTCCGGGAACATCCTCATCAGGAACCTAGTCAGAGAGGTACCAGAGATTCCCCCCAGGGAGGGGTCCAGGTACAGGCAACAGGCCTTATATTCAGATTGACTCGGGTCAAATCTCCTGTCGCGAATGATGTCCACATGTCTACCCCTCATGGCGGGATTGTGCAGTTCCAGAAGGATCCTTGCAAACGTCCCGTAATAGAGAAAGTGTCTGATCGGGTCAATAGGTGATGTCGCAAAGTGTGACACTGTCAAAGCATTGGTAGAGACGGAGGACATCACATTAGCAAAAGTTGGGAGCTGATCGTTGGTAACACATGTGACCCTGGACCACCTCTTGGTCTCCAGGCCTCTAATGTTCCCTCTGAAGATTGGGACCTTTCCATAATTCATGTAGTCTGCACATTGGACTGTCTCATCTTGGTTTATGAGCAAGCCCAACTTCTTGGTCCCTTCTTCTATAGACTCCATGATGGCATTGTTGTTCTGGACCATGCCTTTTATGGCGTCAACAGTCTCTTTCTCATTCCTGGTTGATGGCAACTTGTACTGTGTACAGATGACCTGATTGTCCCCTTGCGCCAATATTTTTATTTTTGTATTTCGGATTTTTGAGATCCTTCTGATCAGAAGCAGGTTGAGGATGCTCCACCCCTTCTGCCTCAGCCCTTCCAGACCACCTGCTTGTCCCTCCCAACAGGACATCATGTCCCCTCTCGGTCGAACATGTCTACCATCGACCACCATCTCATCTGGTCTCATGTTCAAATAAACCAAACTGTTCTCAAAGAACTCATGAGTCCGTTCAATCAAGTTAGGGTACCCCAAACATTGACCCATAACTCTGAATACATATCTGTTGGACTCCTTCCTCTGGTGGTTGTTCCACTTCTCATAATCAATGTGGTTGGCAATACACACTGCACTGTAGTCGTCCAGTCCCTGGCCATATGCACTGTCCAGCATCTTTTTTATCACCTCTGTCAGGTCATCAGCCATGGCCAACCCCTTAAACAAAGGGACAAAATGCTTCTTGATCAGATACTCAGTCACCACAAAGTACTCCCTGAGCTCCCATGACATCAACGAGAAGAACCTACCCACCAGCTTCAATTCTCTTTCTTTTGGTTTTAGCCCGATCACCAGAGACTCCCATGGGAGCCCATTGTCGTTGATGTTCTGCAAAAACTCCGGCCAGTTGGTAGCCGGTTTGTTCAAGAAAGTCTCAAGGACTTTCCTGGTAGGAATCGGTTCATTTGGCTTCTCCAAGATGTGAGCAATGACCTCACTCCGCTGCATGGAATGACTCTTATCAGAGTAGATCTGGGATGGATCTATCATGTCAGGTACCTCAAAGCACCGGATGATAGGCAACTTGTGCCAGTTGTCGCCGAATTGCTCGATTTGCGCAGGAGTGGGCCAAGCGCTGTCTGCTATGTGTTCCTTAAATGGATGCTTGTCTGGGAGAGCTTCCTTGTTCACCATCCACTTTCGCTTGCTGTCAAACTGCTTCTTGAGTACCATATATGCAAGATCGCTTGCCAAGCACTGAGCCATTTTGTCGTCAACATCCTTCTTCATTGTCACTTGCCGGTGCAATTTCTCCATCCCTTCTGCATACTCCACATAAGGATGCCCCCAATGTCTGAATGATCCGTAATATATCAGCAATAGATTGACATCAGTCTCTCGTTTGATCAATCCATGCAACATATGAAGGTGTCCTCCTGGGTCTGCAGCCTCTTCAACTGCCGTCCGCACATGTTCGGTGAAGTTGGTGAACTTCGGGATCAATGGTCGAAATTCGGCCGCTAATTCCGCTAGTCGGTCATTGCACATGGGTTCCACCAACTTAATCCCAGAGTATGCCTCATTCCCGTTAAGACTCACGTACTCATCGCCCAATGCATAAAAATGCAGTACGGACCTCAAGTGTTCATCTGTGAACATCTCGTCAAACCTCCCAATCATTGAACTGAGAGTCATGAATCTACCGACACACGTGTCCTTGATCATTAGAGCATAGTTTCTTTCCATGACAGTGTGTCGGTTCACAATCAGTATCCACGAGCCCGTGATTATGATCGGTCCCAGGAATTGCGAGTCCCAACCGGCTGATCTTCGGTCTTCTGATAACGCAAACCCGAATGTGGTGCACAGATTATCTCTCTCGGATTTAGATTTGGCGTTGAGCATCAGGACCATGATGTGGAACTCGAGGAATATTTCCAGCCATTTGGTGACCTCGACTGGGTGCTTCTTTTCTACCGGGCCTATGTCTTTCCCTATCCAGCCTTTGAAGAAGGCCTGTTGAATCCCTGAAATCTCGTTGCTCTCTCTTTGCGTCTGTTTCAGCAGGATGTGACTGTACTTCCTTGCAGATGTGTTGCTTTTACAAAGATAAGACCAAATGCGTTGCGATCCTGAGGACCCGACCCATCTGGGAGCAGACGGAAGTAATTCTTTGATGCATTTCTTGTCTATCTTCCATTGCCTAAACCTGGCAAATCTGCTCTCTAGATTGTCGGTATTCAGGTACTTCACGAAACTGTCTACTTCATCTCTGATCAAGGGAGAATTGAGGTTGTAGTCTACATTGTTGATAAATTCCATCCATTCTTGTTTTTCTTCGCTTTCTAATTCGTCGGTTTCCATCCATAGTGGCACAGAATCTTTAATTTCTTCTGTTCCATCCATGATGGATGTTAGTTTTTTTCATGAAAAGGTGACAATCTGTATGAAAAGAAGTACTTCTGCCTGCCCGAGGGCGATATATGAAAATATGAGAATTCTCTGAGATGGGGAAATAGGTCAATGTGTAGATTACACTGACGCCCACGGATTGAGCTTGATCATACCCTCCTCGTCTCCCATAAGGGGATCTGGAGCTCTGTACATCACTGGTCTCACCGGGGCAGACCGTTTGCAGCTGCACTTCGCACAACAGCAAATTGCGGCCACCAAAATTAGTACCACCACGACGAACAAGGCGAAGATGCCTATCCACGCCCCGATCGTTTGTCCCAGTGTCCCAAACATGTGAGTCACGGTCTCAATCAGATCTCCACCGTTGTAATGCTGATCTAGCTGCTCGTCCGTCAAGTTCTGGGTGTTAGAGACGTATTCTATGGCTGGATGATGAACGATCTGGGCCTCCATCACCTGATCGAAGGTTGCCTCAGCCAGCTGGTACTTGATTGTCATCCACGGCAAGTGAATCTTGCCATCCACTTTGACCAAACCATTTATGCCGGATTCAACCCCCTTGACCCCTGATGGGACCCAATCAGACCAGGCATAGTTGTTCACCTCCTCATCAGTACCCAACACCTCCTCACTGTAGGAGCGAGGATGAACAGTGATGGGTATGTAGTTGACGGTGGCCATTTCCAGGTATCCGTTGTTCAGCCTGTATCCGGGTCCAATGCGTGCGTGGTCGGGCATCATATGGTTTAGAGTCATCTGTGTGATTGACCCTGTGGCCTTTGCTATGTCCACGGCATCAATGCATTCCAATACAGCCAAACTGTCGGCCATATTTAGAATTGCCATTGACTCTTCAGTGTGGACATCCTGGAAGATAATCCCTTGGTCTGCCTCGCAATTTGGATGGCTGTCAATCAGTTTCTTTACAGCTGAGTCAATATTGTCTCCATACATGAAGGCGCTTCCGTGTTTGAACCGAACTCCATCTTTGTAGCATACATGGATCTTACACGCATCCACGAAGTTGGTTCTGACAAAGGAGTCTGACCACACCGTAGAGAACTTTCCCCACCTGCCTGTCGATTCTGGGTACACCCTGAGGGTTGTCTTCTTGGATGGACACGATGCAAGAGCACCGTTTTCGCTGTACCACATCAGAGAGTCTGTGATCGTCTCACAGAACTTTCCCTTGCACACCCCCCCTAGGAATTGTTTGTCGAGGAATTGAAGATTGTAAGGGTCAACTTTCACCTCGTGGGGTGTTGCGACCACAAATGATTGTTCCTCTGTGTTGGTTGCCAACCATCCACAATTCTCAGGAGGGAAAGCAGGGACCGGTGCCAATCCACTTGTCAACTCCTTGACAGCCACTGCACATTCTGCAGAAGAGACCCTCTGATGACGGACTGCGTGTGTGATGGTCCGTGATCCGAAGAATCCCTCGCTGCATGTGGTGACCCATTTTGTTTTGTGACAGAAGTGTCCTGGTTGGTGAGCATTCCGGAGAAGTGGGATCTGTACCTCGATGTCTGTCTCATTGGTGGTGTCACTGGGTTCATAAGTGAATTTCCTCGGACATTTTAACACACTAGGTCTAGCTTTGACCCACCGGATATTGCGTGAATCAGGCATGTACAAAACCTCACTATAAGCCAGTGAGAAGGCGAGTGCAATTAGAGTCATTGAAAAGCCCATTTTGTGTCGAATGACTGCAGTTGAGTTCTGCTAGTTTTTTTCATGGTTGCAAACAAAGAGTACTATATCCAGATCAAGGAGAATCAAAGGGATTGTCATCTGGCCTTCTCAGGCCTGGGTTTGCTCTCTCTCCACCGTGCCATCAAACGCCAAGATGCCATGTTCATCAGGCTTAACTTTGATCTTGAAGACTTGCATTGCCTGCCAGAAGCCTGGTTTATCCGGGATCTCCACTTGGCTATTGTAGATATCTTCTAGAGGCAGCCCTGGCAATCGAGTCTTTGAGTACTCGACTTTGAACGTGACACTTGCCGGTCGCCCTCTGAAAGAGGTGACATAAGCCAAGTTGACACCCCAATCTTTGCAGGGGCAGCAGACATTGGGGGAAGTCTTGTAAGCAATCCCACCTTCATAGTTAACTGTGTAACTATGTAGGTTGACAGACTCCCTTTCATACGTCACCCTCGGGGCCAGAGCGACATACAAGGCCATGTTCAGGAACTCCCCCTCACTAGTCCCCTCATAATTGTCCAACATATGGACCATGACCTCATACATCTCTCTCAGGCTTTTTAGAGGAGTCTGAGTCCTCAACTCAAGCTCGGCGCAAACCTTGGTGGAACGGTCTACATGCGCCTCAACAACCTTCACTGCCTCCTCATAAAGCGGAGGAGCGAATGGATTGACAGGAGGCGGAGCTGCCATCAAATCCATCTGACTATCCTTCTTCTTGTTTGATCTCTTGAAATACTTTGCGAGAGCCATTTTGGGTACAACTTGGAGCGTTGTTAGTTTTTTTCATGATTAAGTAGTACCCAGCCTGTCCACAATAGTGTGATTAAAATGACCCTTTCATCTTCAGAGTTCCCAGGTCGAGAGTCCTCACGAAACGAGAGGTCAGCTCGTTGCTTGTCAGGAGACAGCTCATTTGCTCCGTCACGTCCTTCTCCCTCATCTCCGACAGGATGGTCTTCATCAGGGCTCGATCTTGTGCAAGAGGTCGAAGGAACAGAGGACCCAGAGTCTTCCACCTTCCCTTCTTTGTTGCCACCAGCCATTCCCTGTTTAAAGACTCCATCAGGTCGCTAGTGTCAAGCATGAATTCTGACACCAGAGATGACTCCCCGATGGAGTAACAATCCAGGTCTCTGTCCATCTCGCTTTCTACGGTGGCCGAATCCTGCTCCCCCGGATCGACAAACTGGACTGACTTCAGGGCCTTGGTCAAACCGGAGACCCCGCTTGACTTTGACTCCACATCATCCTGGATATGCATATCTCCATTCCTCCAACACATGGTCGGAATGTGAGTCCCTCGGATCCAGAAGTCCCGGTTGCTGTTTCGGGGCCCAAGTATCTCAGTCAAGAAGTGCACAAGCTCTTGTTGATCTTCAGACTTGAGATAGTCCGGCATGAAGTATGTATACGGGAACATCTCAAATTTGAGCATCTGATCATGAGCTTCTGCAATCCTCTCCTCTATCTCCCTCCGTTGGTCCTCCGGTTCAGGACTAGGGTCCTTATCCGCTGCAGCAGCCAGCCGATAATCGGCAAGCGGAGCCACCAACTTTGCGGCTCTGGATTGGTTGATGAGCCAGTTGTCCTCTTCCTCCTTATAGCTCCCCTCCTCTTGAGAGGACAGGTACCTAAATCCACCGGAAGCTGGTGGTAGATCACCTCCGGCGGGATAGGGTTCATCTGACGCTCCCGCTCCAGCAGACGTCCCCAGCTTGGACTCTGTTTGTCGTATGTTGTCCAGTACCTGTTCAACATCCGTGATCTCCTCAAATGTGCGCGATTTTGATAATCCATGAGACATTTTGCAACTTGTTCCATTCAACGGTCTGAAGTTCACTTCGTGAGCGTTGTTAGTTTTTTTCATGTGGATGATCTATAAGGTAATTGAGATACAATGATATGATGATGACGGTTCAGGAACTTACTCACAGGGGATGATCTCTCATCCAGGCTCCCAGGGAGGCAGCACGATCAGTGAGGATCCTCTGCGTGATGGCATTGCAATGTTTAACAATCACATCTGGCAGACGTCCTCCCTCATCTTGCAGATACGACAGCCAATCATCCCCATCTACGGACTCAGGCTCCGCCGCTCGAGGATTTCCATGCACATTTGGGCTGATACTGGGAGCAGATGACGGGCCAGATGCAGACTGTGGGGCAGCAGTGGTGTCCACAAAAGCTTGCACCAGTACAGCTCTGCTCTTCAGGGCATAGCCCATCAAGGCTGCATTGGTCTGGATTGTGACCATGGCAGTCTCAAGGGGAATCCTGGCATTCTTGGACCTCTCAGAGCTGAGGTAAATGCAAGTCATGTGGACCCACAGATGGAGAGCCGCACATGCTGTGGCAGAGTAGGGGGATCGAGCAGACAGACACATGTCTGACAGGTAAGGTGTGTATGAGTCCCCTTTCTCGATCTCCTCGTCTGGCTTCATCACTTGCTCGTACTCATCAGCAGCCGCATCGGTCAATATCCACCCTTGCAGCTGCTTAGGAGACAGGGCAGTGGTCTTACGGAGGTGCTCAAGAGATGAGATGATGGCACAATCCTTGTACCTGCTGGTAATGGTTCCAAATCTGATTTGTGCCCACTCAGACTTAGGAAAGTGATGGTAGAACATGTCTATCCCCGCCACAAGCTTCATGAAGTCCCTATCTCTTGTCCAGCCTGAAAACCTGGCGTAACTGGGGCATTTCTCCTTTCCGTTGGTTCTGGCTTTGATCAGATTCCCCAAGTTGGCAGCCAATTTGTCGGCGTAGGCATCGTACTGGGTGTTCTCCGATATTCTGGCTAGACCGAGTAATGTCAAGACCATCCAGATGTCATCCTCAGCTGTAGCAGTCTCGGTGGCCACCGGAGCGTCTTTCCATTTGAGGGTTGTGACTTCAAACAAGTTTGCGATAGTAATCTCGACCCCCGCATCCGCGATGACCAAACCGAAGGACTCCCACTTGGTATCCGCCTGCTCCTTCTGTTTCATCATCACACTGGCCACATACGCCTTGACATCCTCCACCCCCAGTTGACCATCTCCTCGCTTCAGGTTGGACTTGATATAGGCCCTCATGGCGTCCAATTGAGCATCAGTGGTTGCCAGCCGTAAAGATATAGACGGCTTCTTTTTGTTTGCAAAGAATTTGCTAGGATACTCTGGGCGGCTAGATGCCCCAAGATCCAGATTCTCGACGATTCTAGTAGTGTTTGCACGCTTCATATTGTCTCTCTTTCAGTGGTAGCAATGGAGTCTTGCTAAATTTTTTCGGAAAAAGCAAACCCATGACTTTGATGAGTCATATCTGGTTTTGTTTTTTCCGT